CCGCGAGCCCAATGCGGCACTTTCAAAGCCGGCGGCCAGCCCTGGCATGTAGGCCCCTGCGGCCTGGGGGGCTGCTCCAATGGCCTGCTGCTCCGTGGCGCTAAGTGGGGCAATGCGCTGCGACGGGTCGTAATACTCGTAGGGGGTGGCCCTCACCTCGGCTTCGCCGGCCTCGACGATCCGCTTGAGAGCATCCTCGTACCACGATGGGAACTGCGACGACTGAACGGTCGTAGTGGGCTGCGTCGAGGTGCTGGACTTGCAAAGGAAACCCATCAGAAACCCCTTGAGTAGACGCCGCCCACGCGGGTAAATCCGTGGCGCTCATAGAAGGCATCTTTGCGCACCACGTCCTCCCCGTGCACCACTGCCATTAGGAGGGGGAGTTCCCTCATAGTAGCATATTCGAGGGCAGCGCGCAACAGGTGGGAGGCGATGCGTGAGGTGCGCGCACACGAGGCCACATAGAAGACGAGGTCCCCCAGGAACTTCCCGTGGGAGTACCAATGTTCTCCCTCCTGGAGGGCGAGGACACCCGCGAGCCTATCCCCCTTGTGGGCAAGGAAGATGCGGCCCCCCTGCAGGCAATCCCCGAGGGCAGCTTCAACCTTGTGCGGGGCAATGGGAGGCAGCCCCACGGGTGCCCCCGCATGCATCTCCACGAGGAGGGCCCCGATGGCGGGGATGTCCCCCTCCTTAGCGACCCTTATCATAGAGCCTCACGAGGTCGCCCACGCTGTAGTTCTTGGGCGGCTGCTTCTCGTGGCCGTAGGCCTTCTTGCGGATTGCCTTGCGCAGCCCGTCGAGCTTGCGGGCACCCGCCTGGTTGTTGCCGTCCCCCAGCGCCGCCACCGTCGCAGCATCGAAGACAAACTCCCCGGAGGACAACCTCGCGGGCCCCTTCCCGTCGATGATGGCAGGCACATCATCATCCATGCCCCCGCTCCCACCGGGGACGTAACCCCCCGCAGCGTACATCCCCGTATCCCCAAGAGTGTCAGCCCCCGGAGTAGAACTGCTCATGCCTCCCATTTGGGAAGCGACACCCTCAAGAGATGCAGAAGCTCGGTCTGCTGCCTCTATAGCGGCTTGAATCTCAGCAGCTTCGTCGATACTCGCACTTCTGATTCCCGAGGAGACGGGCGTCGTAGATATAGCTTGATCCACGAAAGAATAGCCAAGGGGAGTGCCGAACGCCCCAAAAGGGCTGGCGGCATTGACTAAACCTGAGAATGTTTGGCCCGTAGTGAGGCTAGGCTTGCCCTGTTGCGCAAGGGCAGCATCCATTTCACGAGCGTCCAAGTAGGTGCCCAAAGCAGCCCCAGCAAGGGTTCCGATGGGTCCAGCCACCGTTCCGCCTAGTATGCTCAAGGCCTTGCCTGTACCGATATCATTACCGACTGCCGTACCCCCGGCGGTGGTGGGATCGGACTTGTCCGCTTCTCCCGCACTTCCCTCCTGCATTCCCCGAATGACGGAGGAAATGCCGGGGGGCACGGGGGTTTCCTCGCGGGTGGGCTGCGTCCCGTAGATGCCCATGTAGCCGGCATTGCGCGGGGAATAGACGGGCATGGGTTCCAGCGTGCGCGGAGCCTCGGGGGGAAAGTTGTAGGGACTTGTGTAGCCGTAGGCGTAGCTCTGGAAAGGATTCATGTCTTGTCCACCTTTACGAGACCCTTGTCTTGCAGGTCGGAAAGCAACTTCACGAGGGTGTTGGCCACCGCCGTGACGGTAATGTTCCCCAGATCGATGGTGGCGCTAGCTGGGATTGTACCAGAGACAGCGTAGCCTGTCACCCCTGGGCCCGTCACCACCTGGCCGTGGTAGAGGTTGAGGACGCGCACCAACTCACCCCACGCACTCTGGGCATCGGGCTGGAGGGAGAGAGGGGGAAGGGGCAGGAGGGGCTTCATCGCTCACCGTCGGGGGCCACCCGAAAACGCATGGCACCCAAGCGCCACGAGGTGTTGACACCATCCCCGTCGATGCGATAATATGCGTGGCGCCCCCGTATACGCAGGTCGATCTTCTGTGTCTGCGCCGATACGGTGAAGGGCCCCTTCGTGACTTCCTGCGCCGTCGGAGTGTTGGGGTACTTGAGGGTGTGCAGCGTAATTTCGACGTTGCCCGGCATCTCATCCCCATTCCTATCGGAGAAGTCGGGGATGATCCTATCCATGTACATCAGTTCTTGGCCCGCGTCCAGATCGAAGAGATTGCTCTCGATGTAGGATGGGAGGGCCGCTCCGTCGGCATCGTTGCCATACTCATGATAGTAGAGCTTGGTGGCACTGCCGGCATACTCGGCGGCAATGGGGTAGGTGGCGATGCCCTGGTCGATCCACGCCGTGCGCACCATGGTGCCGATTGACCACAGATCCTGCATGTAGTCGTAGATGACGTAGGAGTCCACTTCGCCCGAGGTGGTGGGGTAGAACCAGATGACCTCGTTGTAGGAGGTGTTGGAGCCGCAGACGATCTTGTCTAGCTGGGTGCGATCCAGGGCCTCGAAGACGTAGCGCAGCACGTCGCACTTCAGGGGTCGCGCCGCCGCACCATCATACAACATGAAGCGCTCGTCGGCCATCCAGTAGGTGCGGCCCCCCACCTCCGTCATGGCATTCTGGCCCAGCACCCCGCAGTTGGTGCCGATGAGTTGGAACCCGAAGGTATACGGCGGGCCGACCTGCTGCATGCTGTAGAGGTTCTCGTCGGTCCAGATGAGGATTTGGCCCCGGGTGCGCCTTGCTGCCACGATCTTGGAGGCTCCCGAGAGGACCTTGTCGCCCGCCGTGTTGGTTGCCGAGGCCGTCCAATCGTTGATGTCCTCCTGCGAGCACCACCGGATGTAGAGTGGGTTCACTACTGAGGTCAGGGCGTCGGGGCACCCGAAGGAGATGAGGTGCCTATCTTCGGGGCTCACCAGGATCTGCGTATTTTGGGAGGGGGTGGCGGTAACCTGGTAGGCTCGCTTGGCGGTACCCTGCGAGGAATCCCAATAGTAGATGCCGTTGTTGCGGGGGGATGCCACCAGGTCCTCGCCCCAATTGTCCATGCTCCAGTAGCGCAGCGGGGCCACGAAGGCTGAAGAGGCGGGAGTACCCCAGCCCTGGCCGCCGCTCCACACGCCCGCGCCCCACCCGAAGCTGGCGGCATTGCTGCCAAACCCGGAAGGATGGATGAAGAAGCCCGTGGCCACGCCGCCCGAGGAAGCAGATGTGGCGGCGGCAGTAACCCCCGTATTGATGGTGAAGCTGTTGGCATCCACCACCGTGATGGAGAAGCCCCCCAGGGGTGCACTGACCGGGTAGATGTTGCCGCCCACCGTGGTGGCCACCGAGGTGAAGTAGAAGTAGTCGCCGGTGGAGTGGCCGTGGGCCGACACTGAAACCGTGATGGTGGTGGAGCCCGCCGAGGTGCTGATGATGTTGGAGGCGGAAACCGAAGTGTCGACGGGGGTGATATCGTAGTACTTGCCGCCGTCCCACACCATGAGGTGGGAGTTGGTGCCCACCGCGAGGTAGGTGGTGCCCGCCAGGTTGACCCACGTGAAGAGGGAGCGGCCCACGCCGGGTACCGTGACGGTGTCCCCCACGCCGTTGATGTTCTGCCACCCACCAATTTTTTCGGGCTGGCCGTAGCGGAACCTTACCTTGTCGGAATCGTACCAGCCGCCCTCGCCCGCGTAGCGGGTAAGCTCCCGGTTGACGCCGGGCCTGGCGGGTGCCGTGATGAGGCGAGGACTACGGGGTGCTTCCGCCACGCTTCTTCTCCAGATAGCCCTGCACCGTCTTGCTCTCGTAGATGCGCAGCGCAGTCCACGCTATGGTGAAGAGGGCGGCGACGGCGGGGAGGAGTCCCGCGAAGGTACCCACCACGGTGGCTACCGAGGCCGTATCCATGAGGTTCTTGGTGGTGTCATCCATGGAGGGACACCCACAGGAGGAGGCCAAGGAGGAAGCCCACGCAGCACTCGGCCCTCTCGGTCCACTTGCCCCCGAGGGGCTTGTTGGCGGCATAGGCCACCATGAAGAGGATGCCGCCCAGCGAGTTGAGGAGGACCCACGGGTTGTACCACGTGAGGGGGGCGATGCACAGGGCGGCCACCGCCACTCCCCACAACGCCAAGTAGAAGTGGTCGCGGCCCTTCTCCTCCAGGCCCATGCTCTTGTCGAAGTAGGGGAGGGTCATCGCCGCGAAGACGAAGGGCCACATCGCCGCCAGGTGCCAATTAAGGTAAGTGAGGGGAGCCACGATGAGGGCGCTGGTGACGATGCGAGTGATGCCCGTGCCCACATGGATGCCCACCATGCTGGTAAGCTGGTTGAGTGCACCGCCGCGCAGCCGCCAGCAGAGTCCGCACCACAACGCATACAGGATAGGGATCATCTTGCCCTCGTATACTTGAATGGAGTCTCGGCAAATGCAGCGAAGATGTAGGTGCCGCCGCTGGCGTTCTTCTCGGGGTCGGTATTGCGGAGCTTGAAGCCGTTTGCGAGGAAATCGACGTTCTGCACCGAGCTAACAGCCTCTGCGTCGGCAGAGTTTGGCTTAAGCCGCGCATCGACCACGTTGAGCGGGTTGCGCGCGTCGTCTTGGATCGACCAGTTCTCCGCGCTGTCCGACCGCTTGATCATCACGAATGCGGGCCTAAAGCCGCACCACACAAACGGACCGTCCGCGCTGGCATTGCCAGTATAGCTACTAAACTTGGAATATCCGTCAATCTCAGCCCACAGATACGCCACAAAAGAAAATGTATTTCCATTTGTTTCGCTGTTAGTTCCAACACTAAAAACGCTGCTAGTTGGTGCGGTACTATTCCACATGGTAGAAGCAGCAGCAAAACCTGCTGTTGAGTTTAAATACATATATCCACTTGCTGGCGAAGCATTTTGATTAACGTGATAGGAGGGCCAGCCGTTTCCTGTATCCAATCTTTTCACGGTCATAAACTTTGGAACCGCGCCCAAAGAATGTGAAATTGTTCGATTAGTTCCATTTCCGGTATAGGTAACAATATCAAATCCCGGCGTTATACCCTTTTTCCAAGCCCAGTCAACATATGTAGCTGTGTTTGTATTAAGTTGAGCCAGAGAACCAACGGTGTAGCCGTTGCTATTGAAAGCCGTCAATCCTGTAGTTTCTGTTGTCTCTCCGGTTGTCGTATTGCTTTCAATTTGTTTTTGAACCCCGCGTACTGAGTCATAAAGCCCATGATCTGTCGCCGCGCTGCGGCTCTTGATCCACACGAGGTCAGGCTGGAAGCCCAGCGAAGACACGCTCGCCGTCGCGCCCGTGCCAGTACGCAACGTGGCGTCCATGTAGAGCGAGGGCTTCTTGATCGTCGGGACGGAGAGGTTCGCGGTGTTCAGCGCCTTGAAGCCGGTGGGCGGGGTGTAGCTGAAGGCGCGCTGGCCGAAGTTCCAAGTGCCAAGATCCGAGCTGTTATAGGCGCTGGACGCGAAGAACATCGCTTGTCCTGAAACCGAAACGCTGGAAAACATCTCGTTGGTTCCGCTCGCAGGATTTCCACTTGCAAACCAAGTGCCGTTTTTCCCGTACCAGAACTTTCCAGCGTCAGCATCGTAGGCAATCATGTGGACATCGGTTGGATCTAGCGTGTTGCCAGAAACATACAGAGTGGCCGTGCTGTTGTAGACCTTGTAGAGGCTGCCACCAGACTCGTAGATAGACCACGAAAGCACGTCGCCATTGCCGAGGAAGCTGGTCGTGATGCCCGCCGATCCGGTCATCAATCCAGCTTGAAGACGACTTGGGGCGCTTTCAGTATCAATCACAAACTCGGCGTACCACTTGCCGGTAGTCATGCCAATCGACGAGCGTATGCGCTCATAAGAGCCGCCGCTTGTGTTAGAAACCCTGAGACCACCGTTTGACGTGGACATGCTTGCGCCCTTGTCCGCCGTGTTCATCACCGCGTAGTTCAGCGTCGGCGTGTCGGTCATCTGGTCGAACGTCGTGCCGCTCGTCACCGAGATACCGCTGGTCGTGAAGTTGTTGCTGTTGCCGCTGGTGTCGTAGCCGATGGTCGTGGTGCTGGCAGCGTCCTTGAACTGAAGGAAGAAGCCGTTGGCCCCGAACGTGCCAGAATACGCTTTCGGCACCCACACGCCTGTGGTGGCATCGGTCTGGCCGAACGACGAGGGCGTCAGGGCTTGGCCGTCGATCATGTAAACGTTGGCGAGGTATCCGTCTAGATACCAGCCGTTCACCGTGTCTTGCATGATCCTGTATGCAGTAGACGCGGCATTCAGATAGGTATTGGAGTTCAGCGATGGGTACGCTCCAGAATTGTACGTCATCGCGACGCCGTTCCAATACACCTTCACCCTGTCCGATGACGTTGCCTGCGTCGTGTCAATGGCAACGACGAGGTGCCCCCATGCGGAGGGATCGCGAAACAGTCCGGTAAATTGGATGTCGTTCGCACTATCAGAGCGAATGAATAGCCGTCCTGCGCCAGCAGCATTGTTCCAACCAATTAGTCCATTGTTTCCAGATGACGATATGAACGTTACTTGGTTCGTTGATGCCAACGAAGGCACGGCCTTCATCCACGTCGAATATGTGACCTTTGTCTGAGCCGTAGGAGACGCGCCGCTGGTCCGCGACAGGTACGCGCTGTTGCTCGCGCGGAAGCGCAGCGAGTTCTGGATCTGGTAGCTAGCGCCGCTGCCGGCCAGCAAAACTTGGTGGATTGCGGACATTACGAGACTCCGATGCCCGAGATGACCCACTCGGTGTTGGCGATCTTGACGATGGTGGCGAGACCGGCGGCAGCAACCTGGCGCGCCCCCACGGCCCCATCCTGGGAATTGTAGAGGGTGTCCGAGGTGATGCTGAGATCGATGGGCCCCGCAGAGGTGTGGTTGATGACGGTGATGACCGTGCCCACCGCGAATGCCACCGAGGCGTTGCTGGGGATGGTGTAGGTTGCGGTGCTGGTGGCGGAAGCGGGATGGAAGACATGCTTGCCCGCATCGGCGCTGACGAAGGAATAGACCGAAGCCTGCACGTTCTGCTGGACTCGGGAAGTTACCGCCTTGGCAGCTTCAGGGGTGACGGCCCTCTGGGCGTCGGTTCCCACCAGGGCGGAGGAGGTGTCCGCCAAGCGCAGGATGCCAGCCACGCTATCGGTGGCGCTGGTAATGCCCAGGACTACGCGCACAGCCGAAGCATCGGTGACACTGAGGGTCCCGTTGATGTTGAGGACGGAGGTGAAGGTGTTGATGCCCGTGAAGGTATTAGCGGCGCTGAGTTGGGCAAAGGGCGGCAGCGCATTGATGACGCTGGTACCCGTGGCCACCAGGAAGACCCAGAGGTCGCGGGGAAGCACCACGCCCGTACCCGCCGAGGTGCGGAAGGTGACATCGGCCCCAGAGGCGCGGCAGCGCACCCAGTAGGTCTTTTCCACGTCGGGCACCACCACCGAGATGGCGGAGGTAACGGTACCCGTGAGGTCGAGGACGGCATTGCGGGCCTGGTCGGACACGCCGTCGGCGGCACTCACCACGTAGGAGGAGCCCCCCGAGATGTCGATGGCCTCGTAGCCCGCGATGGCCTGCTGCAGCAAGTTGAGGTTGTTGTTGGTCTTGGTGCCCCACGTGTTGGCGTTTTCGCCCGTGGCTTGGAGTTCCAGGCGGAGGGAGGAACTGTAAGTAGAGGGCATTACACGCCTCCCTGGAGGGTGTTGTCGCCGCCGGCGGGCGAGTTATTGTTGAGGTTGTCATCCTGGCGGGTGCGCCGGGCCTCGTTGCGCAGCTTCCCGACGGCGTCCTGGTACTTGCCCTCCCACAGGGCGGCGGCCTGGTAGTTCTTCATGAACATGCAGGCTTCCTGCATGCACCCGTAGAACAGGGCCTCAGGGGCATACTCTGTCAACCAATTGGTGGAGGTGCCCACGCTGCCAATGGAGGTGGGAATTTGCACGTAGGAGATTTCGAGGGAGGCGCTGGTGGAGGGCGCGGGGGCCACCAGGATCTGGTTATAACCCCAGCGGGCATAGTACTTGGGTTCACCCACGGAGGTGCGCTGCGGCCAGTACTCTCGGAGGAACTCGTCAGTACGCATGATAAGCTGGCTGTACCTTCCCGCCGACACGTAGGTGACGTTCTTCAACACCAGGGCGTCCGAGGGGATGGACACCAGGTAGGTGGAGACCGCAGCGGTAGTGTACACGACGAAGCCGTAGGTGTCAATGTCGCGGGCCAGGCGCATCCGCGTCTGGTCGATGAAGGTGGGAATGGCTGCAGCGAATTCCGTGTCGTCATTCTCGGTGGCGCTGCGGATGTAGTCGTAGAGTTGGGTATAGGAGGTAGACATTAGGTAAGCCCCGCTCCGCTAATGATCCACTGGGTGGTAGCGATCTTGAGCGCGGTGGCAATGCCGGGAGCAGTGAGGGTACGCGAACCCGTGCTGCCATCTCCCGCCAAGTACATGGTGTCGGTGGTGATGGCGATGGTGAGGGTACCCGCCGATACCTGGTTGACAAACGTGATGGCAGTGCCCAATGCAAAAGCCACCGTGGTGTTGCTGGGAATGGTGAAGGTGCGAGCCGTAGTGTCGCTGCTGGGGTGCAGGATGTGACGCCCGGCATCACCAATGGACACCTCATAGGCCGCCGACTTGGAGATTTGCTGCACGCGGGACATCGTGGCATTGATGCCATCGGGGGTGGCAACACGTTCCGTGTCTACACCCGCGAGAACCGCAGAGGTGTCGGCAAGGCGTACCAATCCGGCAGAGGTCTGCGTTGCCGAAGTGATGTTGATGGCAGTACGGAACCCAGCCTTGTCGGTGACGGACACCGGGCCGTTGATGTTGACAATAGAGGTAAAGGTGTTTGCCCCCGAGGTGACAAAGTTGCCGGAAACGCTGACGGTACCCGAGAAGGTAGCGTTGCCGGTGGTGATGAGCGTACCGCCAATGGACGTGGCGCCCCCGATGCCAACGTTGCCGCTGGCGTCGATCCGCATGCGCTCGGTAGTGCCGTTGGTGCGTAAAATTAACGCACCCGGAGTGCTCATATATGTGTTGTTATCAGAAAAAAGTTGAAGCGTTTGTTTGGCTA